GACGTATCTACAGCGGACGAGAGAGTGGATGGATGCGGTGGGGTCCGACCGCTGGAGTGATGCCTTCCTCTATTCCCTGCTCGGCAAGGCGTACCGGGATGAGTCGCAGGGCATCCTGAACGCCTCGCCCTACTACAAGTTTGCCCAACGCAGTGTGACCACGGATAGCAGTGGGCAGTTCGCGTTGTCCTCCCTCAGCACAGGGTCCGGGGACAGCCAGCAGAACTACTACCGCATCATCACGGTCACGGACGGGCAGAACACGCTCTACCGGGAGACGGAGTTCCGAAACTCCCCGCTGGCCGTGTCGGGGACGATGGACTACCTCGGCTTCGACCGCCAGTTCTACCTGATTGGCGACAACGTCCAGATTCTCCCGCAGACCTCAGGCCAGTCCTTGCAGGTCTCGGTCAACTGGTACGGGACGCCGATTGACGAGTTGGTCAATAACACCTCGACGGCGGACTTCCCGGCGGGGCACGAGAACCTGCTGTCCTTGGCGGCGGCGGCAAATGCCTTGGCAATTGGTGGTGACGAGTTCAAGCAGACGCAGGAGTTGTCGTCGCTGGCCCAGCAGTTCCGGGTGGCGATGTATGAGGATGTGGCCCGGCGGACCTCGAACCCGATGACCCTTGGGTTCCCGGACCGCGCCGCCGTGTGGGGTGGCTGATGGCGCGGCCTATGGTGCGGGACGCGCAGATGAGTTTCGCCGGTGGCATCAACACCGTGTCGGACGACATCGCCCTACAGCCCAACCAGATTCGGCTCGCCCAGAACGCCCGGCTCAACGAGTACGGGGCCATCGAAAAGCGTGGCGGCACCGTCAAGGTGTCCACCAACACCCCGTCATCCAGCGCCGTGCAGAACGGCTACGGCTGGGTGCGGGATACCGGGTCGGCATACTCGCTCCTTATCGCCAACGGTACCTTCTACTACCTCCAGTTCGCGGCCGGGTCATCCTTGCCTGCGACCTCGTGGACGACCGTTGCGGGGTCCTTCAGCACCTCGGTCAATCCGAGTTTTGCCTCGTTTATCAGCGGTGGGTCCACGGACGTGGTCTACATCGCGGATGGGGGCCTGTTGAACAAGTGGGACGGCACGACGCTGACCACAAACATTACGAACACGCAAGATTGCTCCGTTATTAAGGTCCACAACCAGCGTTTGTGGGGGGCCGGGTCTACGGCCTATCCGGACTCCATCTTTTACTCCAAGCTGAACGATGGAGACGAACTTGGACACGGGCAGGGCGGGCAGATTGTTGTCCGGACCTTTAGCGATGAGCGGGTGGTTGGGCTGGCGTCTGTCGGTTCGTCCCTGCTCATCTTCCACCGGCGCGGCATCTCCCGTCTGACCGGGTTTGGACAGGATGACATCACCGTCCAGCCGGAAGGCGTCTCGTCTCAGACGGGCACGATTGCCCCCCTGTCCATCGTTGAAACCGACGGCGCGGCCTACTTCCTGTCAGACCGTGGAGCCTTTGTGGCGACGGAGGGACAGGTAGCCCCGCTCGGGACCCCGGACTCACCGGACCCGCTCCTGCCGCTGGTGCGCGACCTCTCGACGACCCAGTTGTCCAACGTCCGTGGTGTCCTGAGCCGCAACACGCAGGAGGTCTGGTGGTGGATTCCCGGTCAGGGTGTCTACACCTATCATCTCATTCTCCGGGCGTGGTCTGGCCCGTGGACCGGGTCGTTCCTCAATACGGCCGCGATGTGGACCTCGAATGTCAATACCGAGGCCGAGCAGTTCGTGGTCCACGCCAACTCCAGCACCAAGGTCGTCACCATCTGTGACTACGCGGGGTCCTATGTGGACGAGGGGACGTTTGCTGACCCGGCCACCGGAACCGCGATTGATATGGCGGTTGAGCTTCGGCGGCTCTATTTCGGGGATGACTCGAAGGCCAAGGCACTCAAGTTCGGCTACCTCACGGCGGTGCTGGCTGGGCAGTCATCGCTTGAGGTGACGTGGACGCTGGATGGTGGGTCGTCTGGCAACTACACGATTACTGCCGCAAATGGTGGGTCGTGGGGCACCGGGACGTGGGGCACGGGAGTTTGGGGCGTGGTGGGGTCTAAGAACTACCGCATCCCGATGTGGGGCAATGGGTATTACGTCGATGTGCGCTTCACGCATAGCGCCGCAAATCGTCCGGTCCTGAGCCGATGGCAGGAAGATGCCCTCGTGCTGGGGCGGCGTTAACAGGAGAGAGCAATGGCCGAGACCGTTTCCAACCATCAGATTGCCGTTCCGTACACCACTCCGGCTAATGGCGCGTCGCTGGACGCCTCGGTGGTGCAGGGCAACTTTAACAGCACCCGGAGCGACTATAACGCGCACGACGCGGACGATGGGATTCACCTCCAGTCGTCGGCCGCTGGGAGCCGTCCGTCCGCCGGGACCGCTGGGCGCAAATGGGTATCTACGGCGACCGTCGCTGGGCAGACCGTCGCCTCCATCGCCTATGATACTGGCTCGGCGTGGGTCACGGACACGACCTTCGCGGTGAGCAACGGTCAGCCGGGCATCAAAGATGCTGGCAACTCCGGTACCTCTAAGGCGATTGATTGGGCAAATGGTCCAATTCAGAAGGTCTTGATGACTGATAACTGCACGTTCACGTTTAGCAATGCTATCGCCGGTGGCACCTACACGCTGATTCTGGTGCAGAACGGGACGGGTGGCTATGCGCCGACGCTGACCGGATGGGACTTCGGGGACAACCCGCCGTCCTACAACAGCGGGGCCAACAAGAAGAATGTCATCTCCGGCCTCTATGATGGCTCGGAGTATCTGGCGGCGTTTGCCGTGAAGGGTGCCTGATGCTGGTTCAGCGGATGGCCCTGTTGACTGGCAACCTGCCGCTTCCGGCGCTGGCGAGTGTGTCGTTTTCCCCTGCGCCGTTTGTGCCCAATGACGGTGGCGGGGAGTTCTACATCACCTATAGCATCACGAATGCGGCTGGCGGGGAATATGTGAGCGTGACGTGGACGGTGACTGGCACGTCGTCCTCTGGCTCGACGACCAGCCCGTTCACTTCATCTCCGCTGACCATTGACAATATGGATGGAATGACTGGCCTATATACTGGCGATGTGATTAACGCCACGGTGAACCTGTACTCCGCGACGAGCATCCTGCTTGACACGGTCGTCCTCTCACCCTATACCTGCTAATGGCCGTCGGAGACTATACCGTCAAGCCGTTTACCTCGCCGGTCGGGGCCGACCCGCAGGCGTGGCAGACGCGCAACAACGACAACCTGTTGCGGACGCAGTTCAACGCGCATCAGGCCGACGAGGTTGCCCACGTTCAGTCTGGACTGGCCTCGGCCAAGCCTGCCTCTGGGACCACGACGGGCGAGGTCTACATCGCCACGGACACGGGCCAGATGTGGATTTGGAGCGGGACGGCGTGGTCCACCTATAGCTCTGGTGGCGGCGGCGTCTCGGACGGTGATAAGGGCGACATCACGGTCAGTGGCTCCGGCACGGTCTGGACCATTGACAACGGGGTGGTCAGCACGGCCAAGATGGGCGGGGATGTGACTACCGCTGGCAAGGCCCTGCTGGACGACGCCTCCGCGGCGGACCAGCGGACGACCCTCGGACTGGGCACCCTCGCCACGCAGAGTGGGACGTTCAGCGGCACCTCCAGCGGGACCAATACCGGGGATGTGTCGCTGGCTGGCACCCCGGCTTACATCACGATTGCTGGGCAGACCATCACGCGGAATCTGGTGGACCTCGCCTCGCACGTCACGGGCGACCTGCCATTTGCAAACGTTCAGCAGATTGCGACGAATACACTCCTCGGGCGCTCGACGGCTGGAACGGGTGACATCGAAACCATCACCTGCACCTCCGCTGGTCGGGCGATTCTAGACGATGCAGATGCCGCCGCTCAGCGCACCACGCTGGGACTGGGGACGCTGGCAACCCAGAGCGGCACGTTCTCAGGTACGTCGAGCGGCACGAATACGGGTGATGTCACACTCAACGGGACGCTGGACTACCTGACCATTGCTGGGCAGGTCATTACTCGTGGCGCGATTGATTTGGCGACGGATGTGACCGGCGACCT